CCGCCGCCAGTTCAGAAACGCGTCGGCGGCCGCAACGCGATTTCCAGCATTGAGGTGCCGGGTCAGCGCGGCCTTCGCGATGCCGCCGGTGTTGTAGTGGAACGAGACCAGCGCATCGAACTCGTGCGGCTTGAGCGGCACGGTCACGGCACGCAGCACATCTGCCTCGTAAGCTGCCAGGTCGGCCCGAAACACTCGGAACGCCTCGCGGATCCCTGCCTCCAGATCGTCGGGCATGCCGCGCGGCATGGCCTCCGGATCGGGCGGCCCGGCCGCGGTCGTGTGGCCAATGCCGAAGGTCCAGGTGCCGGTGGCATCGCGGTAGGGTCCGGGCACGAGTCCCTCGTGCCGGGCAAGGGCCATCAGGCCCCGATCAGTCATGTGCATGGGCTTACCCCAGGAGCGAGAGGATCAGGATCAGCGCCGCCACGGCGAGGCCGATGCGCAGGCGGTGGACGAAAACCTGGCGCGGGTCGTCGGTCAGCCGGCGAAGGCCGCGCAGGACACGGGCAAGCTCAGTCATCGCGGCCCTCCCGTGCATTGCGCAGCCGGGCGAGCACCAGCTCGATCACCGCCGGGCCGAAGACGCCGACCAGGTAGGCGGCCGACCCTGCTGCCCCGCCCGCCGGGATGGCTTCGGGCGGCAGGCCGAGCCAGCTGGTGATGACGGCCATCGACAGGCTCCCCATCCCGGCCGCGATCAGCCCGCCAAGCAGGATGTGCCGCAGCGCGTCGCGCAGGCGCATCTTCGTGGTCAGCGCATTGGTCGCGCCGCCAAGCGCGCCCCAGGCCGCGAGGATCACGGCCGTGGAGGCCGCAAGCTCGCGCAGCACGGCGTCGAGGAAACTGCCGGAATCGTTCATTGCCGGATCTCCAGGAGCGGGATGGAGGTGATCGAGCCGAGGCGTTCGAGGTCGAGCGTCACATCGAGCGCATCGGTGTCGAAGCGGACTGGCACATCGAATTCGAAGCCCGCGGTGATGGCGACACCTGCCGCGGGCGCGCTTTCGAAGGTCACCAAGCCGGTGGTCGGGTCGACAGACCATCCGCCCAATTGCTCTGCGCCGTCGAGCGCGACGCGCACCGTGCCTGCCACCGGCTTGGTGATCATCCGCACCCATGTCTGACTGCCTGAAGCGTAGCGCTTCACCAGCTGGAAGGTGGTCGTGGCGCCGTCACCGGTGCCGATAGGCTGATCGGTCGGGGCGACAGACTGAGAGGGCAGACAAGACTTGTAGTCGGCCCAGTCCTTGAAGCGGAAGCCGTGCAGGCGTCCGTTGCGGGCCTCGAAGAAGGCGACCACGGCGGCGAGATCGTCGGCGCGACGGATGCCGTAGGCGACATCATAGCGACGGCGCGAATTGGCCCAGCTGGCGTTGCGCTCCTCGTCGCCCGAGGCGAGTTCGACGATCTGCGTGCGCCGCTCGGGACCGCCGCGCGCGCCACGGCTGATGTCGTCGGGAAATCGGACCTCGTGGAATACCATGGCTCACAGCCCCCTGCGCCCGAGCGAGACCGCCCGGGCAATGTCGGCGGCGATCTGCGTGCGCGACTGCCGGAAGCTCTCGGCATCGCGGGTGTTGATGTTCACCGTCACGCCACCGCCCCCGCCATAAGCCTGCGCCTCGCGGCGCGACAAAACCCGCTCACCGCGCTGCAGAATTGCGGGCACCTCGTCAGGCTTGAGGCCCGCCCAGCCGCCTGAGTGCATCCGGGGCGCAGCGGCGAAGGCCATTGCCGGGACCAAGCGCGAGGGTCCGGCGGATCCGACCATCCCGCCCGCATGCAGGACGTTGGCGAAGATGCCGCCCGCCCCTGAGAACACGCCCGAGAGCGCATTGGCGATCGGCCCGAGGATGAACCGGCGCGCCGCGAGCCGGGCGAGATCGGCGATAAGCGAGGTCACGAGATCGCGGAAGTTCAGCTTGCCGGTCTTCACGAACTGGCCCACGGCGTTCTCGGCGGAGCGGAAGGCACCGACGAGGCTCTGGCCGATATCGGCGCCGATGTCGCGTGCTTTGGTCGCGTAGTCGGATAGCGTCGCGGTGACGGCCGCCCAGCCGGTCGCCGCTTGGTTCGCCCCGTCCGCAGTGGCCGCGCCGGCCGCGCGCCCCGCCTGGCCGGCCGCATCCAGCGCCTCCGTCACGCGGTCGGCTGCTTCTGTCGCCTGGTCGAGCCCATCCGCACCGTCCTCGCCGCTCGTCCGCATCGCAGCCCGCAGTGCATCCACCGCCTCGCGCACGCCGTCGAAGGCATGGGCACGGGTGGCGGCGGCGCGGCGGCGCAGCGCATCGGCCCGGTGGCCGGCATTGCTGGCGGCGTGATCGAGATAGGAGGCGTAAGCTTGCGCCCCGAAGACGTCGATCCGGGCATCCGCCCCGATCCGCTCGGAAACCGCGTTGAAGGTCGGGCCGATCTGTCCGAGAAAGTCGGCCCATTTCTGGGAGAGGAAGGCCATGAGGCGCAGCCAGATGGCCTCGATGTCGGCCCGCATCGCCCGGAAATCGTCCACAAAGGAGGTGACGGTCGCCCTGATCCCGTCCCAGACGGCCTTTGCGACATTGCCCATGAGCTCGAGCGCCGCGCCGAAGCCCCCCGCACCGCGCACCAGCTTCGTGAACTGGAAGATCAACTCGCCCGCGCCGACGATCAGCGCCCCGATGCCGGTGCGGATCAGAGCCCCGCGCACCAGCACGAGCGCCGTGGCGAGCCCGCGCACCGACAGCGCGGCGGCGCCCATCCCCGCCACCCAGCGGCCCGCGAGGAAGGCGGCGAAGGTGGCGGCGTAGGTGGTCAGGCGGCCGATATTGTCGAAGAGGCCGCGGATGGCGACGCCGAGCGGCCCGGTACGGCTGGCGACCGCCGCCATGGCATTCGCGACGGCTTCGAGCGCGGGGGCTGCAGCGACTGCGAGCTGGTTCGCGAGCCCCCGCCAGATCAGCCCGAGCCGGGAGATGGCATCGTTGGTGCGCTCGATCTGGTCAGCATCCTGCTCGGAGACGACGACACCGAAGGCGCGCACGTCCTCGGTCGCTTGGCGTAGCGTCGCGGTGTCGATCCGGCTCATGGCGATGGAGCCTTCTTCGCCAAAGAGCTGGCTCGCGACGGCCGCCCGCTCGGCGGCAGGCACGAAGTCCTCGATGGCGGCATTGATCGCGCCCACGCGCTCGTCGAGCGGCAGGGCGATAAGCTCGTTGGCCGAGAGCCCCAGTCGGTCGAGCGCGTCAGCGGCGGGGCCGGCCCCGGCAGCCGCCTGGCTCAGCCGCCGCGTCAAGTCTTTCGTGGCCTGCTCGATGCCGGACATCGAGACGCCCGCCAGTTCGCCGGCACGCTCGAGCGCCTGGATTGAAGCCACGGTGGTGCCGAGCGACTGCGCGAGCTTGGCCTGCGCATCCACCGTCTGAAGCCCCGAGCGGACCATGGCCACGCCGGCCGCCGTGGCAGCCGCGACCGCAGCAGCCGCCGCGACCCGAACGCGCCGCGCGAAGGCCGCGAGCCGGGCATTGGCCGCTTCCATCTCCCGGCTAAGCCGCCCGAACCCGCGCGCACCGGCTTCGCCCACGCCTTCCAGTTCGGCGCGCACCTGTCGTCCGCCGACCGCCGCAAGGCGGACGCTAACCCGTTTTTCCGCCATGCGCGTGTTCCATCTGTTCGTTGAGCTTCATGACCATCACCGCTTCGATCACGGGCAGCAGTTCAGCCATGGCGAGCGGTGGCACGCCGAGCGCGTCGCCGAGCGCCAGCGCCGCCGACATGTCCCAGCCGATCACGGCGCCCGGCAGCACGCGCAGCTGACCGCCGAGACGGCCGACGAGATCCCAGACCTGCCAGCCCTCGTAGGTCAGCGGCCGGTTCAGCCGCGCCGGGCAGTCCGGGCAGGCTCCGCGGGGCTCGCAGCCCTCGCAGTAGCGCTCGCCCCCGCCGAAGGACCACTCGGCAAGGGCGCGGAGGCGTTTTTTTCCTGCTCCAGCAGCAGGCCCTTGGAGACGTAGGTCAGTTGGAACGCCTCGAAGATCGGCCAGACGTCGAGCAGCGCGTCGATGGCCTCTGGGCTCGGGTCTATGGGGGTGCCGTCCGTGTCGCCGATGCCCTCCCAGGCGAGCACCGCGCGCCGCGCCAGGGCCTTGGCAAACGCCACCGCGCGTTCCTCGTCCGTTGCCTCCTCGGGCACCGCCTCCACCGCCGGATCGCCGCGCGTCGCCACCATCAGCGCGGTGGTCAGCGGGCGCAGCTGCACGCGCACGCCGGGCGCAAACTCGTGCCAGCGGGGTTCATTTGAAAGATCGAGGGTCAACATGGTCAGTAACTCGCCACCTGGTTCTTGAGGACAACCGTGCACATCTGCCCGGCCACGGGATCGAAGGCCGCCTGCCAGTCGAAGCTCGCCTGGATGCCTTGGGGCCCCTGGATTTCCACCCGAGGGCGCGGCAGATAGACGGCATGGGCGGTGATGCTCAGGCTGACATTGGCCGAAATCACCCAGGAGAACTCGAGGCTCGCCGCCGTCCCGTTCAGCGCCTGGTCCATCAGGGTGGTGTCGGCAAAGCGCACGTCGATCTTGCCGGTGAGCGCGGCAATCGACGGATCGGCCCCGTCGATGCGGCCGTCCGCGCGGATGGTCTCGATCCGCTCGACATTGTTCGCATAGGTGAGGTCCGCCGAGACGATGTTGCCGAGGCTCGCGCCGTTCCTCTTGATCGCCCCGTTGAAGTGCCCGAAGCGTTGCAGGGCATAGGCCGTGGGTGTGCCGGCGGCGGTTGCGGTGGCGACAGTCTCCCCCTGCGCCACCAGCTTCACATCTGCCGTCAGCAGCCCCGAGCGCTGCATCGTCAGGCTCAGCTGGTCGAGCACGCAGCCGGTGTACATGGCAAAGCGCGGGATCTCGGGCATCGCCACCTCGATCGCCATGCTGGGCAGCGACCACGAGCCCGACTTGAAGGTATGGGTCTTGTTCGTGGTGCCGGTGGTGGTCGGCGCCCCGAACGCCGCCTTCAGCCAGAAGCCGAAGGCTTCGGCGTCGAGCGGCACGGTGATGTCGCCATCGGCGGTCACCGCGTCCCTCACCGGGGCAAGCGGGTCGCGGCCGTAGCCCAGCAGCTCCGAGGCCAGCAAGGGCTGCTCGGCCCCCAATGATGCGCTGGCGAAGGGCATCTGCATGAAGCCGCTGGTGGGTGCGGTGCCATAGGTCGTCTCGAACGCGGCCGCGAGCTGCGACCGCGCGCCCTGGGCGCGTGCCATGGTGGTCTCCTTGAGTTGGGGTCAGGCCAGCGGATCGGCCGTTGTGTAGTGCAGGATGACGGGGATCACCGCCGCCTTGAGGCTCGCCGCACCCTCGACGGGCAGATCGACCGGCCGCGGCGCTTCTGCCTCGACCCAGTCGCAGAGGCCGCCCAGCGTGCGGTCGGCGGCCAGCGCCGCGCCGATGCTGGCAGTCAGCGCATCGAACGCTGTGTCACGGTCTCCGCCCTGAACCGCCGCCTCGATCTCGGCGCGGTGCTGGTAGTGGTAGGCGAGCGGCGACAGCGTCACCTCGGGCTCCCCCGGCTCGCCGTCGCGCAGGATCAGCAGGCCCTCGGCCGGCACGCGCTCGGGCAGCACCTCACCCCGCAGAGCGGTGGCAGGCAACGCCGAAAGCCGCGCGTGCAGCGCGGCGAGGATGGTTTCGCGAGGGCTGGGCATCGAAGCGGGCCTTGATGGTTTTCCGGTTAATGCGGCTTTGGTGGCAGCGAACGGTCGGGAGAGCGCTCATTAACCAATTGCTGGTAACTTGCATCCCGCGGTTCGTCGGGAGGTTCTATGCAGCACAATCTACGGGAATTTCTCCGCCACGGCGGCAGCGGTCAGTACGTGTTGGCACGGCAGAACGGAGCCGTGTACGGCTACCGTGCGGGCATTTCGATCAAGTCGCTCTTTCCTGGCTACGCCGATCTACGGGCCGATTTCACCGACCAACTCGACCGCGTGATCGCCGACAACACCCGGATGCTGTTGAATGCGCTGACGCCCCCGGACACCGTGCCACGGGTGTCCGAAGACGACCTTCGCGACGTTTCGGACGCGAAGGAGGAGGCGCTGCGCCAGTGGGATGCGCGTCTGGCGACCATCTTCGAGGAATATCAGACCCACCCGCAGCGCCTGCGTCCGTTGCGGGCAGCGATGGAAGAACGTCTTCTTCGGGCCTTCGCGGGCCTGATCAACCAGCTTCGGCAGCAGGATTTGGGGATCGAGCGTTACATCTGGCGCTCCCGGGACGACGCGAAAGTGCGCGACAGCCACGCAGAGTACGACGATCAGGTGTTTCGTTGGGACGAGCCGCCCGCGGGCGGCCATCCGGGCCAGGCGCACAACTGTCGGTGCTATGCGGAGCCGGTCAGCCGCGATGTGCCGAATGACATCACGCTTGTTGACTATGTCCCCACTGACGGGGGCTATCCGCTCCAAGACCTCTCCGAGCACGAGGCCGCGGGCGGGCACACCATCGCATTGCATGTCGGCAAGAGCGAGGCTTTCCTCATCGGCATGGTCACCGTGCCGCAAGCCCGGACGCTGTTCTACACGGTCTACCGCTGGCGCCACGGTTCCTTCAGTTCGCTCGCGGCTGCCGAGAGATTGACGAACGCGAACCTGTCCCGCAATGCAGACGTGGTGAATGCAGTCGCGACTGGACGCGAGCAGGACGCTTTCATTACAAGCACTTTCTCAAGCATCACCGGCCAGGAGGCATATCGATTGACCCGAAGAGCTTCCTCGCCGATTCGGCTTCGGACAACCTACGGTGTGGGGACGTACATTCGCCATGCGCCGGAAATGCCGAATGGCTTCATAATCATAACATCCTATCCTAGGGACGAATAACATGAAACCGCCGCAGGCTTTCCGTGATTTTACGTTGCAGTTTCACCAGGATATCGACTTGGTCTATCCGGATTGGGGGTCTGACTCCCCCACAGCGCGCCATGACATCTACGAGAGCTTCCGCCGGAGTTATGGCGACCGGGCGGTGCGTGAGTTGAATGCATTTTTCGACAGACTGTTGTCCGACGAGCATGCCGACCTTGAGGAATTGTGGTTCAAGGAGTCCAAGGCTGATTGGATCATTTCCAGCGAAGGTATTCGGCGGCTTTTCAAGGATTTTCAGGCATGGGCGTCTTCCTTGAGATAACCGCGGCAGCAAATCAGGACCTCCTGTCTTCCACCCAGTTGGCCACGATCAGCCCCGGCACGCTGTCGTGCGCCCGCTCGGCGTCGCGGTCGAGATCGAGCCGCTTCGGCAGCTTGACCTGCGGCACGAGCAGGAAGATCGGCGCGGTGACCTGGTTGCGCCCGGTCTTTGAGCGTGACGCAACCGCCAAGCCGCGTTTGTTGATGCGGGCCCGGTCGGCGACGAGCAGGCTCGGCCCGCGGCGGCGATAGACGAAGCGGAGACGCAGGCCCCGGCGGCGCTCCCATTCACCGGGGGTGAGCCTGGCGCCGCGCAGGCCTCGGCCGGCGGCCTCGGTCGGGATCGCGAGCCAGAAGCCGTCTTTCGAGCGGATCAGGGGGCCGGTGTCATGCGCGCCCACGATGACCGGGGCCTTGGACCAGACCAGTGCCGCGGCGTTCAGGCTCTCGCCGGCCGTCGGGTAGGTCTGGCTCCGGATCGAGTTGGCGAGCCGCCGGCCGAGCCCCGCTTGCGCGATCTGCCCGCGCCAGGCAGTCTTGAGACCGGTCCCGGCCTCGCGCATGGCGGCGATCACGGCCTTTTCGCCCGCCTTCACCTCTGCGGCCATGGCGGCGACGAGATCGGGGGTGATGTCGAGCTTCAGCTTCATCTCGATCAGGCCGGTCGCAGATCCACGGTCCAGATCAGCCGCTCGCGGTCGCGGACGGGCTCGCCCTGGATGAGGAAGGCCTCGCCGTCGATCTCGATGCGGTCGCCGGGCCGAGGGTTCGCCACCTCGGGGAGGCGCAGATCCAGCCGGGTGGTCTCCGACCAGATGCGCGCGTCGCCGAAGCCGGTCACGTCGTCGGCCCGGCGCAGGATCGCGCGGACCAGCGAGGGCGTGCCGCCCTCGGCGGTGTAGACCACATCGCGCGCCAGATGTGCGTCCACGAAGAGCGCGTCGAGGGCGGCGGCGAAGGCAGTCATCAGGCCCGCCTTGCCTGTCGCAGCACCTGCGGGCGGGTGCAGATCGGCAGCGGGTTGCTCTCGATCTCGAGGCGAACCCATTCGTCGCGGTCCCGGTCGGGGATGGAGCGCGCATAAAGCGGCAGGCCAAGCGTGTTGACGGTCTCGAAGGTATCGGCCGGGGCGTAGTAGATTTCAAACAGGCCCTCGACGCCCTCGGGATAGAAGAAGGCCTTGTCGGGCGGCACGCCGAAGGCGGCATTGCCCCGGTAGCGGCGGAAGGTGATGCCGCCGAAGCTGACCTCGTCGGCCACCCGCGACCGCAGATCGGCGGCGGCAGCCGTGTTCAGATAGGTCTCGCGCACCTCCTTGTGGGCGACGAGATCGGAGAAGAAGGCCGCGCCGCATTCGGCGCGCAACTGCACGGCACCGGTGGAGAGGCCGCCGAGATCGCCCTCGACGCTCTCGATCAGCGCCTGGCACTTCTTGCGCAGAGCGCCGGATGCGGGGCTGGTGTTGGCCAGGTCGAAGTTCACCTCCGTGGCCGGCGTGATCGCGAACTCGGCGAAGTAGTCGATGACCACGGCGCCGTCCTTCGGATCCAGCACCTTGCCCTGGATGCCGTTCAGCAGGTGAAACTCGAAGGTGGCCTCGGCATCGTTGCGCAGGCGTTTCAGCCGACGAGCCACCTCGGCCTGCACCTGCTGGGTCTCGGTCTCGGTGCCAAAGGCGCGAATGCCCTGGATTTCGGAGGCCCAGAGCACGTCCTGCTTCTTGAACTGGCGGCACACGAAGGCCCGCACGTCCCGCCGTTCGGGGATCTGTTGCTCGTAGGCCGAGCCGCGCTCGGAGAACGGGATCAGCGACAGCGTGCCGTCGCGGCTCTCGATCACGACGGTGCGGGAGCGCACGCCGCGCTCGGCAAACAGCCCCGACCCGGTGAGCGTTGCAGGCTTGTAGGGGATGTTTTCCAGCGCGCGGGTGAGCTCGATCACCGAGAAGGCATCGGTGTCGAAGATGTCCATGGTGGGCATGATGGTGTTCCTTGCTTATCGGACGAGAATGCCGGCCGCGGCCAGCGCGGCGTGGGCGGCGTCGATCTCGGGCTGGGTGAGCGTGCCGGCCAGGACCAGATCCTTGCCGTTGACGATGGCGGGCCCGCGCAGGAGCGCGACCGCCGGCACGTCGGCGGCGGTGGCATCGGCCTTGCCCCAGAGCACGGCAACGGCGGTCTCGGTGCCGTCGGTCGCCGCCGGATCGTGGGCGGCGTATTTGCCCGTCGCGGTGATCCGGCCCAGCACGGTGCCGGGCGCAAGCACCGGGCTGGCGGTGCCGGTGGCGATGGTGACGACCTCGCGGGTGTAGTCCCGGAAGGCCTCCCAGACGAGGAAGCCGCCCGGGTGGGTGGTCTCGGACAGAACGGTCATGTGTCAATCCTTGCGCTTGAAGGTGCGGTTGATGATGTCGGCCCAGGGGCGCGCCGAAGGACCCGGGCCGGGCTGTGGATGATGGGGCGCGATCTCGGGTTCCGCCTCGGCCTTGGCGGCGAGGAGCGCCGCGCGGACCTCGTCGAGGCTCACGTCCTGTTCGAGGAAGCGGCCCGCCATCTGCGGCTGGCCGGCCAGGCGGCAGAGATCGACCACCGCGCGGGCATGCGCCATGGCCTCGGCCCGGATCGCGGCAAGATCGGGTGGCGTTTCGCTTGGCGGCGGCGCCTCTGCCGGCGGCTCCGGGATATCGGAAGCGGTAGCCCGATCGTCTTCAGTGTCCTCGAAGTGGCCGGCTTCGGCAGCTTCGTCGGCGGCTTCGGTGCTCCCTTCGTCGGGTCCGTTGTCGGGCTCCGGCTCGACCCCGACCGCTTCGACCAGGACAGGCGGCGCATTGCGGAAGCGTCCGATGTCGAAGCGTGCGGCGATGCGGACGGGCTCGACCAGCCGGTCGGCGAAGCCCCGCGCCACCGCATCGCCCGCGTCGAACCAGGTCTCGGCGGCCATGAGCGCGGAGATCTCCTCCGGTGTCCGGCCGGATTTCGCGGCATAGCCCGCAACAAGGCTGCCCTTCACCTTGTCGAGCGCCTCGGCCATGGCGCGCATGTCCTCGGCCGTGCCCATCACGAGACCGGCCGGGTCGTGGATCATCAGGAAGGCGTTCTCGGGCATGACGATCTCGTCGCCGGCCATGGCGATGTAGGAGGCGGCGGAGGCGGCGATGCCGTCGATCCAGACCGTGACCGTACCCTCGTGCCGTTTCAGCGCGTTGTGGATCGCGACCGCATCGAAGACCGAGCCGCCGGGGCTGTTGAGCCGCAGATCGACCGGCGTGGCCTCGGGTAGCGCGCCCAGTTCCGCAAGGAACCCCTTGGCGGAGATGCCGTAGGCACCGATCTCGTCATAGATCAGCACTTCCGCCCCCGTCCCCCGGGCGCGGATCGCATACCAGCTTGCCATGTCGTCACTCCTGTTCGGTGGCCGGATCGGTCGCCGCCGCGCCGTCGCCCGTGTCGTCGCCGGCGCCATTGCCGGGCTTGGCCCGCGTTGCCGGCGTCGCGCGTGCGCCCTGCGTCTCGCCGGGGGTCGTGCGGTAGCGCAGGCCGAGCCCCATCGCGCGGGCGGCGTCGGCGGCGTTCTCGCGGTCCACTTCCTCGATGTCGTAGCCGGTGGCCTCGACCACCTTGCGCCGCGAGGTGATGCCGGCCTCCATCGCCAGCACCTGCGCCTGGATGTCCTTCAGCGGATCGACCCAGTCCCAGCGCGGCGGGATCCACTGAACGGGGCGCGCCGCCGCGGGATCGGCATCGAGCGCGCCCGAGATCACCGCCATCTCCAGCCAGCGCCCCCAGACGGGCCGGCAGAGCTGATGGGCAAGCACCCCGTGCTGCAGCTGGCCGATGCGGCGGCGGAACTCGACCAGCTCGGCGCGCAGGGACGAGTAGTTCGCCTGGCGCACATCCCCCGTCACCAGGTGATAGGGCAGCCCCAGCGAGGCCGAGACCGCCAGAAGCGTGCGGTACTGGAATGCCTCGTAGCCGCCGCCGACATCCGCCGGGGACGAGAACTTCACGTCCTCGCCGGGCAGCAGCACCTGCATCGTGCCGGGCTCGAGGCTGGCGATGGCCGCGCCGTCGGGATCGGCCTCGGCCTCGCCCATCATCGGCTCTTCCGGCGCGGTCCTGGTGATGAAGCCCGCGAACATCGCCGCGGTCTTCTTCCGGTCGAGCTCGGCGTCGTCATACTGGTCGAGCAGGAACAGCCGCACCATGGCCGGCGCGATATGCGGGAGCCCCCGGATCTGGCCCGCATCGATGGGCCTGTAGACGTGCAGCACGTCCGCCGCCGGCACGCGCACCGTCTCCGGGATGACCGCGCCTTGATCGGTGCTGTCGCCAGGATGGCGGCGGCGGAAGTGGTAGGCCACGCGGCGGCCTACGCGATCGAACTCGATCCCGCAGCGGATGCGGTTGCCATTGGCGGCCGTCTCGGTCTTCTCGAAGGGCAGCATCTCGGACTGGAGAAGCTGCAGCTGCAGCGGCACCGTGAGACCGTCCTCGGCCCGACGCGGGCGCAGCCGCACGAAGCATTCGCCGGCCACGAACATCTCGCGCGCGACCATCGCCTGCAGACCGTAGAAGTCGGTCAGCCCGTCGGCATCGGCCTCGTCGGTCCAGGCGAGCCACAGCCGCTGGACCTTGTCCCTGAGGTCCCCGTCCTCCAGCAGCGACGAGGGCTTGATCCCGTCGCCGACGAGGTTCGCGGCCCAGGCCTCGCAGGCATTGGCCGCATAGCCGTTGGTGACCACCAGCTCGCGGGAGCGCGCCAGTAGACGCGGGCCGCCCGAGGCGACCAGCGCATTGATGTTCTCGAGCGGCGGGTTCCAGCCCCGCAGCCGCCGCTTCGCCATGGCGCCTTCGAGACGGGCGCGCAGTCCGGAGGGACCGTGGCTCCGGGGGAGCCGCGTAAGCCCGGAGGATGCGGGGCCGCCAGCGGACTGGCGGCGAAACCGGTCGAACAGCCCCATGGTTCACAGCCCCTTGGTGGTCGTCACGCGCAGCTGCCGGACGATCCGCCGGCCTTCCGCCGCCGCGATCTCGCGATCCAGCGCCTCGATGGCGCGGTCGATCTCGGCCACGCTGCGATACTCCACGGTCTTGCCGTCATAGCTGACCCGGGCGACACCCGAGGACCGTTGCGCGCTCAGCGCGTCGCGGCGGGCGCGAAGCTCTGCGGCCGTGGCCATGGATCACCTCATGTAGCTCGAGCGCACCATGCGCCGGCGCGGCATCGGTCGTGCCGGCACGGCCGGCGCCGTTGCCCGACCGGCCTCTGGCCCGTCCTGCTTCGCCACGCCGAGTTGCGCTTCCAGGTCGGCCCAGCGTGCTTCGGGCCAGCGATCCGCGCCGGCGATCCAGGCCGCGGCGCGGGCATAGACCCGGCAGTCCAGCGCCTCGTTGCGCTCGCGGATCTTCTGCCATTCGAGCCGCGCGAAGCCGCGTTTCGTCCGCACCGTCACCAGCTGCTCGGCGGTCAGCTGCTTGAGCCATTCGCCGTCTGCCCAGTCCGGCAGGTGGATCGTGCCGGGCGGGCACAACGCGCCCGCCGCCTGTTCCTCTCTTGTCGGCCGGTCCTGCCGCAGGAAGCGGTAGGTCTCGGCCTTGAAGGTCGAGGTGGCGACGGTCCAGAGCCGGGCCCCGCGCCGGAGCCGCTTGCCCGCGACGGTGGCATCGACATAGGTCGGCCCCGACACCGGGCTCGCCCGGTTGAAGCCGTCAAGGCCCTTCACCGGCGCCACCTGCGCGAAGCCCACTTGGCGTGACCATGCATAGACCGCGCTGGTCTCATACCCCGTGTCGATGGCGAGCTTTGCCAGGCCCAGTTCCGCGCCGCCGGAATGCCGCCAGCTGCGCCCGAGAAGACCGGTCAGCGTCTCCCAGCTCTCGGGTCGCGCCGGGCCGCCCTCGATCACGACATGATCGACGAGCCAGCTTTCCAGCCCACGGCCCCAGGCCCAGACATCGACCTCGATCCGGTCCTTCTGCACGTCGGCACCCGCGGTGAGGAACAGGCCACCCGCAGGGACGGTGCCTGGGGACCACGCCTCACGGCGCTCTGCCAGCCGCTGCCAGTCGGGCGCCTCGCCGGTTTCCATCCAGGTCTCGCCGAGCGAGGTGTTCACGAAGGTCTTCATCGCCTCGTCACCGCCGGCCTTCGCCGAGAGGAAGCTCTTCACCATCGCCTCGAGCCGGACCCAGGGCGAGTAGATCTCGTTCAGGTGGAACCCGGCGATGCCGGCGAACGGCTTGTCGGCGATCCAGCGGCCTTTTCTTACAGCTGCCCACCGGACCTCGTCGGTCCATGCCGCGTCGCAATCGGAACAATGGTACCGCGCTGTCTCGGGCTGGTGGCTGCCATCCGGCGCCTTGTCCCACCTCACCTGGCCCCAGGTCAGCACCTGCTCGGTGCCGCAGTCCGGGCACGGCACTCGGAACTGCCGCTGGTCGCTTTCCTCATAGGCCGTCTCGATCCGGCTCGCTCCCCGGATCGTGGGCGTCGAGACCAGCACGATCTTGCGGTTCCAGAAGGTGACCGTCCGCTTCTTCGCGAGGTTCACCGGATCGCCCTCGGCGCCCGCGCTGAAGGGGTAGCGGTCTACCTCGTCGCACAGCAGGATCCGGATCGGCCGGCTCGCAAGCCCCGAGGGGGCATTCGCGCCGACAATCGTCAGGTGCCCGCCCGGAAACCGCTTGTGCAGGATCTTGTTGGTGCCGTCCCGCGACTTCGGGTCCGCGATCTTTCCCGCGAGGCAGGGCGTGTCCCGCGCCATCGGCGAGAAGCGGTCCTTCGACCAGGTCTCGGCATCCCGCTCGGTCGGCATCACCACCATGATCGGTGCCGGATCCTGGTCGATGTGGTAGCCCACCGCGTTGTTCAGGATCTCCGTTTTCCCGACCTGGGCGGACGACATGATCACCACGGTCTGTGTTCGGGCATCCGAGATCGCCTCCATGATCCCGCGCTGGTACTGCGCACGCGAGGTGCGCCAGCGCCCCGGCTCCGCGCTTGCCTCGGAACTCAGCCTGCGGTTCGCGTCCGCCCAGTCACTGATCGTCATCTCCGGTGGCGGGGTCAGCACCTTCAGTGCCGCGCGCACCGTCCGGCGCAGGACCGCCGTCCCCGGCAGGGTCAGCACCGATGTCCGCGTTGTCGTCTCGTCCGGGGCGCACATCGCTCTCCGCCAGTTCTTCCAGCGCCTCGCGGATGGCACCCCTGATCACGTCGCGCACCCCGGCCGGGCTCGCCTCCGCATGCACGGCCGGCGCGAGCCGGTCGGGCAACGCCAGGAGCCGCGTGCGCAGGGCTGCGAGCACCGCGATCCAGGCGGCCTCGACGTCCTCGGCCGCGATCACCGCGCCGCGCTTCGCCTCCGCCTCCATCTCCGCGAGATCGGCCCGGGCCCGGATGAACCGCGCGCGTTCCGAGGCGTAATCGGGCGCGCCGGCCTGCGCCTTCGCGGCCTGATCGCGGAGGTAGCGCACGTATCCCCGCACCGAGCCGATCAAGTCGTACTGCCCGCGCGTGGCCTTCGGGATCACGCCCTCGCGGCTCAGCTGCTGCACCCGTCGTTCCGAGAGATCCAGGAGCTTGGCGATCACCGAGATCGGCTGGGCGGGCGATGACATGAAGTGATCCCGGCGATTCGATAAAAGCCATGAAATTGCTGCGATCAAACTGGATGAGCGGGCCCGGCGGAGCGAAGCTCAATTCAACGAAACGACGCACCGAAAGGAGACACCAGGATGACAACCGCCCGACTGAACCCGATTACCACCCCGCGCTTTGAGGACCGCGCCGAGAAGGCCCGGCGCAACCAGGGTGAGCCCGGTTCCGCCACCGGTTCGAGGATCCGGGCGAACGCACTCGCCGCCTTCATCGGAAAGAAGGCCGAGATCGACGAGATGCTCGCCCGCCTGCAGGCGCTCAGCGACGACCACTTCGGGTTCGACCCAGAAGCCGTCAACTGGGGCAGCGTCGGGTCGCTCGAGCACGTCGCCAGCGACCTCAGGGAAATCACCCATTTCCTGTTCCGCGAAGGCGAATACGCCCGCTGATCTCCGGCACCGCCGGAACTCCCGCCGCGCGCCATGCGCGGTGAGCCCGAACCGTGGCCCCAGTGGGGCCGCGTAAGTCGGGCAAACGGGTCGTAGAAGGCGCCGCATGTCGCGGGCCCGAATACGGAGACGACCCCATGACCAAGCTTTCCGACACGCAAGCGATCATCCTCAGCGCCGCCGCGCAGCGCGAGGACCGTAACGTCCTGCCGCTGCCCGGCAGCTTGCGCGGCGGCGCCGCCCACAAGGTGGTTGGCGCGCTGCTGAAGCGCGGGCTGATCGCGGAGACCGCGACCGACAGCCGGACCAAGGCGGACGCCGCGCTCAATCGCATCTGGCGCAACGACGAGGACGGCAACGCCATACTCCTGCACATCACCGACGCGGGCCTCGCCGCTATCGGCATCGAGGCGGAGAGCGGCGAGAGCTCGCTCACGGGCGCCGACGAAGCGCCGAGCGCGGAGGCCTCGCAGGACGCTCCCGCCGACGCCGACCCCGCGCCCAAGGCGCGCACCCCGCGCCCAAGGCGCGCACCCCGCGCACGGGCACCAAGCAGGCCAAGCTGATCGAGATGCTCCGCGCCGAGAGCGGCGCGACCATCGAGGAGATCGTTGCGGCCCTCGACTGGAGGCCGCACACCATTCGCGGGGCCATGTCCGGCGCGCTGAAAAAGAAGCTCGGCCTGACCATCACCTCGGAGAAGGTCGAGGGGCGCGGAAGGGCCTACATGATCGCCGACGACTGACGCCGCACACCAACACGGACCCGATGTCGCCGTCCCACATGGGGCGGCGGCATGTCATCGTGCCCCGCGCACCCGGATCGCCTCGAAAATCCGCCGCAGGGCGAAGGAGCGTGCGATCGACACGATGGTGAAGATGCCGCCCATCTTCAGGTTCTGCACCAGCGTCGTGTGCAATCCGAACATCGGGAAGATCAGAATCTGCGTCACGACCGCGACGCCGTAGCCGACGGCGACGTTGGCGATGGCCTCGACCAGCGACATGGTCCGGCTCTGTTTCATTGCGCCCCCTCATCCATCGGCCAGCAGTTCAGCCGCGAGAGTTCGCAGCGCATGCGCCGCGACCAGCGGGACCACTCCGTTGCCACAGAGCCGAAGCCGGTCCACCCGGTGGGCCAGCCCATCAGAGCCTCGACAAATGCTGGGTTCAAGGTCCGGGGCGTGTCGCAGGAACTCCCGCCAGCCATCGGCGTCACGAGGACCTGGCGGCCAAGCAGGCCGTTCACCGGCGTGTTCGCAAGGCTCGTCGCCCCGTCCTTGTGATCCCGCGCTGTTGGCGTCATCCACATCCGGCTCACCCCGGTCAGATCGGCCGCCTTGCGCTTGCCCGCACTCGGCTTGTGGCCATCGCTCGCCATCGGCGTCGGCCAATCCCGCGCCATCCGGTCCAGACCCTTCTCGTCGCGCCTGTCGCCACCTCGACTGCGAAAACTGTCGGTCTGCGGTGTCGGCCAAAGTGCTGCCGTCGTCGCAAGGTTCATCCCATGCTGGCCCGCCGCCTGCGACGGCGTCGGTTTCGTCTGCCGGTTTTCGTTGGCGCTGGCGCGCGCGTTCGGGGGCGATGGCGTCGTCGCGACGTCGTATGAGACGAGGGAGTCGTTGGAGAGCGTCTATGGGGAGTCGTGCGCGAGAACGTTGGAGGCGTTGGCGGAGACGGGAGCGACGGTGGCGCACGGAGTGGACGCGAGCGCGTTGGACGAGACGTTGCCGGAGAAGTGTCGAGGTGAAAAGTACGATTGTGTGGTGTGGAACTTTCCTTGCGTCGCGCGCGCGGCGGATGGGACGGCGACAGAGGCGGCGTTGAATGGTTTCGACGCGCGAAGCGCGGAGGAACTCGAGGCGAATCGAGCCCTGGTGGAGAGCTTCGTGTCCGGTGCATCCTCGTATCTCGTCCCCGAGAAGGGAGAGATTCACATCACGCACAAGGTTGGCATGCAGTGCGATTGGTCCATCTCCAAAGCCGCGTCGTCGTGCCGAAGTTCAGAACTCACGTGTGCGGGCGCGGTGGTGTTCGATCGCATGTCGTATCCGGCGTACAAGCCGAGAAAAGCCTTGGTGGCGAAAAGTTTTCCAGTCACGGACGCGCGCACGTTCGTGTTCACGAACTCCCCGGATGGGACGGCGGAGACGTTGGATCCGTCGTCCAAGCTCGTGAGTCGGGTGGCGAAATCTTAATCAACAATACACGACGAACGAGTCAATAAAGCGCACTCCTTAAATACTAATGCCAAACATCTTAGGCTCCACGAACACCGGTGAGGCCCTTGGCCAATTGCTTGACGTTCTTCACACCGGCTCTCGTGTATTGGTCGTTCTCCCAGGCGGCGCCTCCGGCTCGGCAACCACCCTCCCACACGTGGACAAACTTGTCCATTCCGTGGTAATGCTTCTCAAAGATTTGTCTATAGTACATCTCTTCTTTACTTTGTGGAGGGTTAATCGGATACATAGATTCAGCCTTGGCGAAATCTTCATCAGAAACTTGTTCTTCGCAAAACTGTTGGAGGTCGTCGACCCAGTTCAAGCCGACACCCTCGCACTGCATCGCCTTCGTGCGCCAAAGCACGGGATCCGGGATCTCGCCATCGAAGAGGGCACGAAGTGCGTGTTTTTCGGGCTTTGCTTCGCCTTCGATGGTTTTATATTTCGGATCGACTTCCATGACGGCGTCGATGACTCTGGGATCCAAAAACGGCACTCGAGCTTCCAAACTGTGCGCCATGGTCATGCGATCGGCACGTTGGCAGTTGACATTGTGCAAGTGTCCAAAGATACGACGGAGTTCGTTGTGGACATGCTTGGAGCTCGGCGCGTCTCTAAAATAGAGATAACCAGCGAAGAGTTCGTCGGAACCTTCTCCGGTGAGAACTACCTTGACATGCTGGGAAGTGAGCTTGGCCAAAAAGTAGTTCGGGATGGCCGAACGAATCAATTCCGGTTCGTACGTTTCGAGATGGTAAATTACGTTTTCAATGTTCGCGCATGCCTCTTCAGAGGTGAAGAGGTACTCGTGGTGCTTCGTTCCGAGGAACTCAGACATCATGCGTGCGGCGGTGACATCCGGAGAACCTTCTTGACCAACCGTGAAGGAGAGGTATTCTTGACCGCTCTTTTCGAGGAACGGCTTCAACACGGTGGAAACAACGGCCGAATCGAGACCACCAGAAAGGAGAAGACCGATCGGGACATCCGCCATCGTTTGGTCCAAGATGGCTTCCTCGAGAATGGCGCGAACGTGCGACGTGTCCTTGGTGCCCACCGCGTCGTCGAAATCCCAAGCCGGGTTGTACCACTTAACGAAACCTTCCTCCGGCGTCCAGTAGTAACCTGCCGGGAATTCCTCGATGCGTTCGCAGTTTTGGTCCACGATGGCCTTGAGCTCGGAGGCGAACCACATGACGCCGTTTTTGCCGTAGCCGACGTACAGAGGCTTGATACCGGCGTGATCGCGGGCGGCGATCATGTGATCGCCGTCATCACCGATGACAACGAAACCAAAAATACCGTTGAGTTCTTGCACAAACTTCGGTCCGAGATGCTTGTACAATTGCAGCAACACCTCCGAGTCGCTCCCGGTTTTCGCTGCGGTTAACCCGTACTTGGCTTGAAGTTTGCGAAAGTTGTAAATTTCGCCGTTCGCGCACACCGCGTACGTCTT